TCCAACCCCGATGTGCGGGCCTTGATTGATCACAACCCGAGTCTAATCCTCGGGCGCACCGTCTCGGGCACGCTAAGACTCGAGAGCGATGCCACTGGACTCAAAGTCACGATCGACCCGCCAGACACCCAGTACGCTGCCGACCTCATGGCAGTCATGGCTCGGGGTGATGTCTCGCAGATGAGCTTTGCGTTTACGACTTCCGAGGATGCTTGGGACTTGGTTGATGGCAAGAGGGTGCGCAGTCTTCTCGCCGTGGAGCTCCACGATGTGAGTGTGGTGACCTACCCCGCTTACCCGGACACCAGTGTTGCGGTGAGGTCGCTTTCGATCTACACCCAGGACGCCATCAGGTCAGCGCAACGCATCCGAGAGCTTCGCCTCCGTGGCGATCGGTAGTCCAGCAACTTGGACTAAGGCGCTCGCTTAGTTCACGCAAACGCCTTTCCGTGGACTAGGGTGGGGGAATTCCTCCACCCCCTCCTTTTTTTTTGGCACGATTGTTGACGGATCGCAGATCCGTGGTTTAATCGATTATCGAAATCAGTGCAGTCTTTACGCACAGATCCCGTACTCAGGGGCCTGTGCGTTTTTTTATGTCTCTCACCGAGACTGATGCACTGCCCTAATACCGCAAATATTAGGAAGAAATCCAATGACCGAAATTGAAACCCTGCGCAACCAGCGCACCGCAAAACTTGCCGAAGCCCGTGCGATTCACGCTCACGGCACCACCGAAAAACGAGAACTAACACCCGAAGAAGCTACCGCTTTTGAAGCCTTGGTTTCTCAGGTTGATGAACACGAAGCCCGCATCAGCGAACTCGAAGGCGCTGGCAGCCCCGCTGATGTAGCTGTTGCCTCTAACGATGCGGGCACCGCTCGTAGCAATAAGCTTTCCGAACTCGAAGCTTCCTCCAAAAGACCCGCAGCACGAAGGTCTTCACCGATCGAAGCGCCTGCGTTTGTGCGCGATTTTGGCGATCGTCAAAGCACTTCAGACCGAGCACTGGCCTTACGAGGATGGCTCGGATTTCATAGCGTAAACGGTGCCTCCAATGAGCAGAGAAACGCTGCGCAACGATCTGGCCTAGAACTTGGCAACAATCGCCTATCATTCAAATTGAATGCCAAGGCTCCTAAGAACCAAGCCGAAGCCCGTGCTCAGTCCTTGACCGCTGCCGCTGGTGGTTATACCGTTCCCCAAGGTTTCATCAATCAGCTCGAAGCTTCTTTGCTGGCTTTCGGTGGGATGCGAGAAGTCGCAACCATCTTGCGAACAGCAGAAGGCAATGACCTCCCAATTCCTACCGTGAGTGATCACAGTAATGTTGGCGCAATCCTTGCTGAGAATACTCAAGTTGCTGAGCAAGATATCACTTTTGCCCAGATCACTTTGAAGGCTTATAAGTATTCATCGAAGCTCATCCGAGTTTCGTCTGAACTCTTGCAAGATTCTGCGATTGATTTGGAATCTTTCATCGGCGGCGCTTTGGGCGAGAGGATCGCAAGGATCTTTAATACTCACGCAACCACTGGTGACAACTCCTCAAAACCACAGGGGATCTCGGCATCCGGTGCAGGTAAAACTGCTGCCGCTGTTGACGCAATCACCTTCGCTGAGTTGCTTGATCTTCAGCATTCGCTCGATCCAGCTTATCGTGCTAATGCTAAATTCATGATGCACGACTCGACCTTCAAGCTTGTGCGAAAACTGGTGGATGATCAGAACAGGCCGATCTTCATGAACGACCTTTCTGCGACTTCCCCTGGTACTCTCTTCGGTGTTCCCGTCGTGATCAATCAGGATGTGGCAACAGTTGCGGCTAGCGCCAAGGCTATCTACTACGGTGATTTTTCCAAGTATATCATTCGAGATGTTCAGGACTTCACACTCTTGCGCCTCGAAGAAAGATATGCCGATTATCACCAAGTTGGCTTTGTTGGTTTCTCCCGTCACGACGGAAGAATCCTCGACGCTGGCACTGACCCCATCAAGCATTTAATCATGGCAGCTAGCTAAACATGAAAGTTAAATTTCATACCTCCGTGGCGGGCTTGTCGTTCACCTATGATGCAAATCTGGTGTATGACCTCCCGCTCGAAGAGGCAGCAAATTGTGTCCGACTCGGATGGGCGAGCGCTGTTGAAGCGCTCGTTCCTCCGGTCTCGGAAACCCGAACAACCAAAGCTGAGAAGGCAACCTCGAAAAAACAAAAAGAGAAACGCTAATGTTGACAGTTGTCACTCCTCCAGCGACCGAACCGATCACCCTCGCAGAAATGAAACTGCACAGTCGCATCGATGGCAACGACGATGACGCTCTAATTAATACGCTCATCACCGCAGCGCGACAGCAGCTCGAGCAGATGGCCAGTCACAAAATGGTGACGCAGACTCTTGCGCTTTCGATTGACGACTTCCCCGACTCTGGCATCCTCTATCTCGAAGGCCCAGTGCAATCGGTGAGCTCAATCCAATATTACGACCTCGATGGCGAACTCCAGACTTGGAACAACGAACTCTACCAGGTTGACATAACCTCGAACCCGGGCCGTGTCATGCCCGCCTACGATGAGACTTGGCCCGACTACCTTGATGACTACAACTCAATCGTGGTGACCTATGTCGCAGGTTGCGGCAACGCAGAAGTTGTGCCAGCGATTTTAAAGCAAGCGATCAAAATGTTGGTGGCGCACTGGTACAACCAGCGAGAAGCCGTTTCCGAAACGCAAAATTACGAAGTGCCCTATGCGGTCGACAACATCGTTAAAATGTTTAGTCGAGGCATTGTGAACTAATGCTCAAAGCAGGCGAATTAACACAGAGAATCAGCTTTCAGCGTGATGAATCAACTACCGTGGATGATTACGGTCAGGTGACCCGCTCATGGAATACCTACTACACGACCTGGGCGAGTGTTCGCCCCTTGTCAGGCAGGGAGCAAGAGCAGGGCATGGCGAGGCAGGCTTCCATCTCGCACCGTGTCCGCATTCGATTCAAGGCAGACATCCTTCACGGTGATCGCATCTCGATGGGAAGTCGCACGCTTGAAATCGTCAGCATCAGAAACATCGATGAGGGCTCATGGGAACTCGAGATCGATGCGATCGAAAGGGGGAACTAATGCCTAGAGCAGCAATCAACATCGACGCTTCCGCCCTTAAAGGTTTGCTCAACCTCATGGAACACATCAACGATAAAGTGAAACGATCAGGGATCAAGAAGGCTCTTCATGAAGCGGGTGCCCTTATCGTGACCGATGCGAAGAGCAGCGTGCGTCGCAAGTACTCCATCCTTCATGACTCCATCGGATCAAAAGAAAAATTGGTACTGCGTAAGGGTGCCCAGTTCGGCTACTCGGTTATCGGGGCAGAGCGCAGAGCAGGGCGCATCATTGGTGGCGTCGAGCGCATCCCGACCAAGTACGCTCACTTTGTTGAGTACGGCACCGCAGCGCACCCAACCGGCAAGAACGACCTGACGAATGAAATCTTATTAAAGCGTAAGGGTGCAAAGGCAAAAGCTCAAGGTGCGATTCACCCAGGCTCAGCACCGTTTCCTTTTCTTCGCAGGGCATGGGACAACAACAAGACTAAGGCGATCGATGTGATGGGTAAGATCCTAAACGACACCATCAACGAGGGCGCATCATGAGTGCTAGCAAAGCCCTTCGCGCCCGACTAATCGACGATGCTACGATGTCTGGTTACGTGGGCACCCGCATTTATCCCGGTCGTGCGCCACAAAAGCCCGTTCTTCCTTACATTGTTTACCATCGCATCAGCACCATAAGGTCGGCCACGCTCGACAGCGGCAACACCAAGGTGCCTGAAGTGCGAATGCAGTGCGATGTAATCGCAACAACACAATCGGAAGTTGAAACCATCATGAATCAAATGCGAGTCGTGATGGACAACTTTCGCGGCACCTCTTCGGGGGTGGTCGTTCTCGGCGTTAGTGTGAGTGACGAACAGGATCAGCCCGAGTTTTTTGAAGGCTCGGACACCGTGTTTTATCATTCGTCTTTGGATTTTTCCATCATCTATAGGGAGTCTTAATCATGGCAGCAGTCACAACACAAGGGTCGTCCATCACCATCGGTGGCACCACGCTCGGCGGATTGACCGACATCACACCACCGAGCGCAACCCGTGGAACAGTTGATATCACCAACCTTGGCAGTGAGGACAATGC